GAAGATTTTTGGTTGCCACGCCGTGAAGGTGGAAAAGGTACAGAGATTACTACTTTACCTGGTGGCCAAAACCTAGGTGAGTTGGAAGATGTTAAATATTTTGAAAAGAAACTATACAAAGCACTTTGCGTACCAGTCTCACGTTTAAATCCAGAATCTTCGGGATTCTCTCTTGGTCGTGTTAATGAAATTACCAGAGATGAATTAAAATTCTCTAAGTTTGTTGCTCGTATGCGTAGTAAGTTTTCTGAATTATTTGATCAAGCTCTACGTATACAATGTGTACTAAAAGGTATCTGTACCGATGATGAATGGAAAGAATTCAGAGAAAACATTTACTACAACTTCATTAAAGATAATAACTTTACAGAATTAAAAGATGCTGAGTTAATGAAAGAAAGACTTTCATTGTTGGCTAACGTTGATCCTTATACAGGTCGTTATTTTTCACAAGCATGGATTCAACGTAATGTATTACGTTTGACTGATGATCAGATTAAAAATATGCAATCAGAAATAGATGATGAAAAAGAAGCAGGATTGGGATTACCAGTTGGTGTAATGAATGATGTAACTCAACAACAAATGATGAGTCAAGTTCCAACACAACCACAAAATCCAGCAGACCAACAAGACCAACAAAAAACATAATATAAATACCTTTTATTTGGAGAACTTTATGTCGAATTACTCAACACGCAATATCATTGATTATGCATTTGATGCAGATGGTACAAAATTTAGAGATGAATTATACGGTTCAATTCATGACCGTATTTCGGCACACATTGATGCCAAGAAGCAAGAGATTGCTCGTGGTTTGGTAGGTCAGAATGAAGAATTTGTAAATGAAGCACATGAAGAAATAAAAGTACACAGTAAAGAAGGTAAACATATTGGTACAATCACTCACGGTAAATATCAATCTGTTGCTTATGCTCATCCAAATAGTAAATTTGGTGGATCAAAAGAACCAAGAGATGATGAAGATAGTATGTCTCTGAAAGGATCACATGATACACAAAGTGGAATTGATTTTATTCATGCTCACCATAGAATGATGAATGAAAATTAATTTATGAAGTCTATGAAAGATTTCCTTGAATCAAAAGAACCTCTACCAGAAGCGGTAGAGGAAGAAGTTATTACGATTGAGGAATTAGAAGCAATGGATGAAGATTTAATGGAAGGTGATGAATCAAAATCACATCCAATGGATCCACCAGCTGTACTGGTTATGCGTAGAAAGTCTATTAGACAGTTCCCAAATAATCAAAGAGTGGCAATGTATTATGTGGATAAGATAAATAAGTATGTAACAGTTCCATACTTGGCAATGCAATGGTCTGCTTCAATGCCGGAAGAAGTTTCGGGTAATATTATAAACAGTTTAGTAAGTATTGTTGAGTCACAAAAAGAAAAGATTGTTCATTTTGATGACGGTAAAACATTTAAAGTAAATGAACAAACAGCCAAAACTATTCTAAAAGTTTACTCTGCATTGAACGAAGATAACAAGCAAAAGCTTGCTGAAATGGCACAAATGAATAAAGAAAATTTTGTGAAAGTATTTAACTTTGCACAACAAGAATTGTTAAAATAGGATAGAAAATGGCAACCTCAAATACAACGCAAGTAATAATTGACACTAATAAAAGAACTGTCATCAAACGAGTTGGTATTTTTGATGCCGCTGGTGGTGATGAAAACGAAACTGTCATTATCAATCCGAGAACTTTAAATTATCTGATGAATGCCAACAATTTACCTTATCAGGCTGGCAATACATTTGGGCCAGGTTTTGCAAATTCAGCGTTCACAATTACTAGAGTTTTTGCTTCTGTTGATGCTGAAGTCGGTCATATACAGTTAAAATGGGAAGGCACTGGTGCTTCAGCAACAATTTTTGCATTTGGTACAGGAACTTCAGACACCAACATTAATGGTAATTTTCCAGCGATCACTAATAATGCCACAGGCCCAACAGGCAACGTAACAATCAAGACTGTAGGAACAACAGCAAATGCTGCATATACAGTTATGATTGAATTACATAAAAATGGCACCTACTACAGCGGCGGCCAATTCCAAGATCCTGCTGCGTTTAACTATCCTCCTTACAATTTAACACCATAAGGAACTGGATCTAAGATGAAACTCATAAAAGAAATCAACGAAACAATAAACTACATCATCGAAGAAGCTGATGGCAAGAAAGTTTTGCATATCGAAGGTCCTTTTTTGGTAGCCGAAGTAAAAAATAAAAATGGTAGATTGTATGAATTCAATACCATGAGAAAAGAAGTACATCGTTACACAGAAGAATGTATAAATAAAAATAGAGCATTTGGTGAACTGGGACATCCAGATTCTCCTTCTATCAATCTAGAAAGAACCGCTATTTTAATTAAATCATTAAAAGAAGATGGTAATCAATGGATTGGTAAAGCAAAAATACTTGAAACACCAATGGGTATCATAGCAAAACAATTAATAGAAGGTGGTGCTCAACTTGGTGTTTCTTCCCGAGGAATGGGCTCTTTGAAGAATGTTAACGGAGTTAATATTGTTCAGCCCGATTTTTATCTAGCCACAGCGGCAGATATTGTAGCAGACCCTTCCGCACCTGGTGCATTTGTACGTGGTATCATGGAAGGAAAAGAATGGATGTTAATCAACGGTGTTTGGACTGAACAAGATCAATCTGAAGCAATACAACAAATACGTAAAGCAACCAGAAAACAAATTGAGGAAGTTAGTCTAAATATTTTTGGAAGCTTCCTTAAAAAACTTTAAACATAAATATACAATACAGAAAACAAGGAGATTTTCAAAATGGCAAAATTCAATCTGTCTGAAGCCGCTAGTGCAATTCTGGAAGGATCAAAAGAAAACTTTGATGCTAACATTGCTGCAAAACGTGGACAACGTGGACAAACAGGTACAAAATCAGAAGTAGGCACTAGTAAGTTGGATGCAAGTGTAGCTTATGGTACATCTGATGCAGGAGATATTGGTGATTCACCAGAAGCAAACGATTCTGGTTTACCAGATTTTACTAAAGGCGTTCCAACAGCAAAACCACCGGGCGCAACACCACCAGTTGGTGCAGAACCAGGTAGTAAGTTAAGTGGTCAACCACAACAAACTATGGGTCGTGCTGACTTGGTTACTCCAACACAAGCATCTTCAACAGATTATTCAGCAATTCGTGATCGTATTGCCGGTAAACTTGCACCACAAATGATGCAAGCCAATCCAGGTGCTACATTCCAAGCATATGCTGAAGATATCAATGCAATGTTGTCTGGTGAAAACCTTTCAGAAGAATTCGTATCGAAAGCTACCACAATTTTTGAAGCAGCTGTTGTTGCTCGTGCAACTGAAGTTGTTGAAATTATGGAACAAGAATTGACAGAACAATTTGAAGTTGCTATCGAAGAAGTAAAAGAAGATTTGGCATCTAAAGTTGATGACTACCTGAATTACATGGTTGAAGAATGGATGAAAGAAAACGAAATCGCTATCGAGAAAGGTCTACGTGCTGAAATCGCCGAAGATTTTATTACCGGTTTACGTGATCTATTCGTTGAACACTATATCGACATTCCAACAGAAAAAGTTGACATTGTTAGTGAATTGGCTGAGAAAGTTGAAGAACTGGAAGAGTCACTCAATGCTGAAATTAATCGTGGCGTTGAACTAACAAAAGAATTAAATGAACAAAGAAAAATTGAGGCTATCTACACAGCGTGCGAAGGCCTGACACAAACCCAAGTAGAAAAAATGAAATCACTCGCAGAGGGTATGGAATTTACTACAGAAAATGAGTTTGCTGATAAAATGGAAACATTGAAGGAATCTTACTTTCATTCTTCAGTTAAAACTGCAAGCAGTTTAGCTTTAGATGAAGAAGTATTCATTGAAGAAGAAAAGAAAGTTTACAGAAGTTCTGATCCTGCAATGGACATTTACGCAAAATCAATTTCTAAAACTCTAATTAAATAAATAAAATACCAAAGATACTTACCACAAGGAGATATTAATGTATCTATCAGAAGAACTACAAAAAAAATGGAATCCTGTTTTGGAACATCCAGAATTGGAAGCTATTAAAGATCCATACAAGAAAGCTGTTACAGCTGTTATTCTTGAAAACCAACATCAAGCGATGCAACAAGATCGTCAGATGTTAAATGAAACATTGACAGCTGATGGTCCTACAAACATCACTGGTGGTGTTCAGAACTTCGATCCAATCTTAATCAGTTTGGTTCGCCGTTCATTGCCAAATCTGATTGCTTATGACGTTGCTGGTGTTCAACCAATGACAGGTCCTACAGGTCTGATTTTCGCAATGCGTGCTAAGTATGCAACACAAGGTGGTGCAGAAGCTTTCTATAACGAAGCTAACACAGTATTCTCAGGTAAACCATCTGCTGCGAACCCATACGGTTTCCAAGGCACATTGGCATCTGATACAGCAAATACATTCCAAACTCAGACAGCATCATCAAATACTACATCTGGTATTGGTGTTCCAACTGCTAACGCTGAATTCTGGGGTGCTGACGTTGCTGGTCAACCGGTTTTTCAACAAATGGCATTCTCAATTGAGAAAGTTACTGTTACTGCACAAAGTCGTGCATTGAAAGCTGAATACTCACTTGAATTAGCTCAAGACTTGAAAGCAATTCATGGTCTGGATGCTGAAACAGAATTGTCAAACATTCTGTCAACAGAAATCTTGGCTGAAATCAACCGTGAAGTTATTCGTACAATCTATACTTGTGCCGTTCCTGGTGCTCAGTATGGTACTGTAACTGCTGGTTCATTCGACTTAGATACAGATTCAAACGGTCGTTGGTCAGTTGAACGTTTCAAAGGTTTGATTTTCCAAATCGAACGTGATGCTAACGTAATTGCTAAGCAAACTCGTCGTGGAAAAGGTAACGTTCTGATCGTTTCTTCAGATGTTGCTTCAGCAATGGCTATGTCTGGTGTTCTTACTTACACACCTGCATTACAAGCTGACTTACAAGTTGATGACACAGGTAACACATTCGCTGGTCTGTTACACGGTCGTATCAAGGTCTATATCGACCCATACTTCGGTGGTTATACAACTAACCAAGAATTGGTTACAATCGGTTATAAGGGTTCTTCACCTTATGATGCTGGTCTGTTCTATTGCCCATACGTTCCTCTACAAATGGTTCGTGCAGTTGACCAGTTCACATTCCAACCAAAGATTGGATTCAAGACTCGTTACGGTATGGTTGCAAACCCATTCGCACAAGGCTTAACAGCTGGTAACGGCGCATTGAACGCACGTACAAACGTTTACTATCGCTTGTTCGCAGTTAAGAACTTGATGTAAGTTTCGTTAAAAATAAAATCACCGTAGAGTGATCTTTTAAAGAGGACCCTTAAAAAAGGTCCTCTTTTTTTATGACCTAAATACTAATAAGATAGTAATTATAGAACCTAAATCACATTTTATTGTTAAAATACTACTATGACAGTACTTACCAGAGTTCCAGAAAATACCAATTACTTACAAGCAACCAAGTTTCTATTAACTATTGATAGAATTACTACCACACAGTATTTTTGTCAATCTGTGAATTTGCCTGGTGTTTCGTTAGGAAAAGCAGAGTTCAATACACCAACTTTAGATATGTACGTGGCTGGAAATAAATTAACGTATAGTCCATTAACAATATCATTTACTATTGATGAACAGATACAATCATGGAAAGAATTACATACATGGTTTCTTTCTATTGCATCACCAGATATGGAAGAAAGAGTTAGATTAACAGATTTACAAAGCAAAAGAAAAACACAAAAGAATTATTCAGATGGAACATTGACCATCCTTTCGGCATTAAATAATCCAATTGTCAATGTAAGATTCATCAATTTATTTCCTATCTCATTATCTGACATTCAATTTGACACACAATCTTCAGCCGATAGTATTATTACAGCTACCGCAACATTTCATTATCAGCAATTTGATTTTGCACCTATCTAACATAGATATTGCCACGATAACATTGTATATGTTATAATGCCGTTTTAACGTTAATTACTTGATATCATTATGGAAAATTTGGAACAAATACTTAAACTGTGGGAAAAAGATGCTGATATTGACCAGACAGAACCTGGAAAAGCACTCTTAGAAATACCCAAACTACACAACAAATATCTCACTATTCTAACCAAACACAAGATGGCTTCAAAGAAAGCACATTTTGATTATCTTCGTTTGCGTAAAACCAAATGGGAATACTATACAGGTAAAATGTCAAGAGAAGAATTGACAGAACATGGATGGGAACCCTTTCAATTTACTTTGAAATCCGATGTGTCTACATATTTGGAAGCCGATAACGATCTAATTAGGTTATTAGAAAAGAAAATATATCATGAAGAATCTGTGTCTGTTATTGAATCAATTATGAATGAATTGAAACAAAGAACTTGGCAACTTCGTGATTTTATATCATGGGAGAAGTTCATAGGTGGACAGTAACGTTGTTATTAACAAATCCAATGAGGTTTATGCAAAGATAACTTGTGAGAAACATATACTTCAAGAAATGTCGGAGTATTTTACTTTCTTTGTTCCAGGTTATACTTTTGTTCCAGCTTATAGGAATAAAATTTGGGACGGAAAAATAAGATTACTGAGTTTGCAAACCAAACAAATCTATCTTGGTTTACTTCCGTATGTGGAAGAATTCTGTCAGTCTAGAGAATACACATATGAATATACTGACAACTTAGATATAGAAGATGAATTCTCGGTATATCATGCAAAGAAGTTTATTGAGTCTCTAAACTTACATTCCCGTGGTAGTTCTATTGAAGTGAGAGATTATCAGGTTGAAGCTTTCTGTGATGCAATGCAGAAACGTAGAAGGTTATTGTTATCACCTACCGCATCAGGTAAATCACTTATCATATACCTGTTATTCAGGCAATTACTAGATTATCAAAATCTTAAAGGACTTATCATTGTTCCAACCACATCTCTGGTGGAACAACTATATTCAGACTTTAGTGATTATTCATCTCACAATGGTTTTGATGTTGAAAACAGCGTACACAGAGTATATCAAGGAAAATCTAAAGAGTCAAGCAAGAATTTAATTATTTCTACTTGGCAGTCATTGTATACCTTACCTAAAGAATATTTCCAACAGTTTGATTATGTGATTGGTGATGAAGCTCATCTATTTAAAGCACAGTCATTGACTTCAATATTAACATCTTGCACTAACACAAAGTACCGTGTAGGACTCACTGGAACGTTGGATGGCACCAAAACACATAAGCTTGTACTAGAAGGGTTGTTCGGCACGGTTAAGACCGTCACAACAACTAGAGAATTGATTGATAATCAACAAGTTTCAGATTTTGAAATTAAGTGTTTGGTCTTAAAACATCCAGATGACAAATGTTTAGAACTTAAAGATAAATCTTACCAAGATGAAATTCAGTATCTTATTGCAAATGAACAACGTAATAAATTCATTAAAAATCTTGCAGTTAGCTTAGGTACAAATACCTTGGTATTATATCAAATGGTTGACAAACATGGCAAAATACTGTATGATATGATAAGACAAACAACAAATATAGGTAATCGTAAAGTTTTCTTTGTCCATGGTGGAACTGAAACTGATGACCGTGAAGAAATACGTAGAATTATGGAGATTGAAAATGATGCAATCGTTGTGGCTTCTTTTGGTACTTTTAGTACTGGTATTAACATTCGTAACTTGCATAATATTATATTTGCATCGCCGAGCAAAAGCCGTGTTAGAAACTTGCAATCAATTGGTCGTGGACTTAGACAATCTGAGGGAAAAACAAAAGCTACTCTGTACGACATTGCAGATGACCTTAGATATAAAAAACATATGAATTTCACCCTGCGTCATTTTGTTGAACGTGTTAAGATATATACTGAGGAGAAGTTCCCATTCAAGATGTATAAAATAGGATTAAAAAATGGATAACATTAAAATAATCAGATTACAGAATGGTGATGATATTATTGGATCAGTTGTATTTGATTATGATGAATATTATATTAAAGAACCAATGTTAGTTGGTATAGAATATGTTGGTAACAAATCTAGTTTAATCATGAGACAATGGTTACCTTCACAATTAATTAAGAGAAATGAAATCAAATTAAAAGAAAGAGACATTCTATTTGTGGTAGATCCAGCTGATGATTTCTGTGAATACTAC